GGTGCAAGTGCAAGTAATTCCAATTTCTTAGGTTATGAAGCTGGTAGTGATGCAACAGATGCATACAAATCCAATTTCTTAGGTTATAAGGCTGGTAAAAATGCAACAGATGCAATTTATTCTAATTTCTTAGGTTATGAAGCTGGTCTAAATGCTACAGGTGCATATAGATCCAATTTCTTAGGTTATAAGGCTGGTAATGGTGCTGCAAGTGCAAGTAATTCCAATTTCTTAGGTGCTAATGCTGGTAGTAGTGCTACAAATGCAAATAATTCCAATTTCTTAGGTAATAATGCTGGTAGTAGTGCTACAAATGCAAATAATTCCAATTTCTTAGGTGCTAATGCTGGCAATAGTGCTACAAATGCATCGCGTTCCAATTTCTTCGGTATTAATGCTGGTAACAGTGCTACAAATGCAAGTAATTCCAATTTCTTAGGTTCTGGTGCTGGCAATAGTGCTACAAATGCAAATAATTCTAATTTCTTAGGTTATAATGCTGGTGTCAATGCTTTAAGCGCAAGTAATTCCAATTTCTTAGGTAGTAGTGCTGGTGTCAATGCTTTAAGCGCAAGTAATTCTAATTTCTTAGGTGGTAATGCTGGTAGTGGTGCTACAAATGCATTGCGTTCCAATTTCTTAGGTTATAATGCTGGTAGCAATGCATTTAATGCATCGCGTTCCAATTTCTTAGGTAGTAATGCTGGTAACAGTGCTACAAATGCAAATAATTCCAATTTCTTAGGTAATCTTGCTGGTCTAGGTGCTACAAATGCAAATAATTCTAATTTCTTAGGTTATAGAGCTGGTAATGGTGCTACAAATGCAAATAATTCCAATTTCTTCGGTAGTAATGCTGGTAGTGGTGCTTTAAGCGCAAGTAATTCTAATTTCTTTGGTCTTAGTGCAGGTATTGGTGCAACAAATGCAAGACATTCTAATTTTATTGGATATAAATCTGGTTTCCAATCATCTTTATCAGCTTGCGTTGCTCTGGGTTCTTTTTCCACTCCAACCGGACATAATCAATTCGTTCTTGGTTCAGCATCATTTCCATTATCAACAATTGACGCAGGTGCTTCTTTAGTTATAAATATAAACGGAACTCTTAAAAAGATAGCATTGCTTTCTGTTTAATTTATACTAAATCTCAGGATGAAGGAAATATTTTTTGTTGGTGGTTTACCAAGATCCGGTAGCACATTACTCATGAATCTTATAGCGCAGAATGAAGATGTATTCTGCACTCCAACTTCAGGACTACCAAATCTGTTGAACAATATTAAGACTTCTTGGTCTAATATATTGGAACACAGAGCGGATAAAAATGCTGCTGCTGATGAAAATTTAAAAAGAACACTCAACACAGTGTTTTATAATTACCACAACACTGAAAAATCATTTGTGTTTGATAAATCAAGAGCATGGAGTCATAATATAGAGATGATTGAAGCAATAACCAATAAAAAGGTTAAAATAATTGCTCCAGTAAGAGATATTAAAGATATTTTATCTTCTTTTGAATCGTTGTATAGAAAAGGCTCTTATAAATTTGAACCTCAAGGACCAATGCCTCAATGCTTGACCACCGAAGGAAGAATACAACACTGGGGTAGTTTGCAGGGGGAAGTTGGTGCAGCATATGCAATTTTGAAAGATTCTTTTCTAAGAGGTTATAGTGATAGGTTTCTTTTGGTTGATTACGATTTTCTCACCCACAATCCAAAATATGTTATGAATAAGATTTGGGAATTTTTAGGTATTCCAAAAATTGAACATGATTTCAATAACATAATCAATAAAACACCTGAAGATGATACTGTATATAATTACGTGAATTTACATAAAATAAAAAATTCTATCATCCCATCTAAGTCTAAAGCAATTGAGGTTTTGGGGAATGATATATGTAAAACATTACAAGGTTACGAATTTTGGAAAAATTTAGCTAAATACTAATATGTCATTGTTAGGAAACAACCCATTACCACCTTCGGTAGAAATACCAAAGGAGATTAGACTGGAAAATACCACTAAACGTATTAAAGAATTATCAAAAAATTGTTTCAACAATTTGGTGAAAACGCAGAGAAATGGTATTGACCTTGTGTGGAACCACGAACATTTAACTGCTCAAGAAATCATTAATGAATTGGGGGTTGATGTATTCAAAATCTTTCACTTTCACGCAAAATTAACACAATTTATTAATGAAATGGCACAATTCGATAATTCAACGGTCGAATTGAAATACCCAAATAATTCTTTCACTATGGATTTTAGTGCTGGAACCGTTACTGTAACCGATCAACCATACTAATTATAATTTATGAGAAAAAAAGAACCAACATTAGGAGATATTTACGGAGAAATGTTTAAAAGCGTTAAAACCGTTGTCAATGAAAGCGCACAGGAAAACATCAATAAATCCAAAAAAATTCCAAAAATGTCGAAAAATGCATTTAACGGTAAAATGGACATTCAAAAAGGTGGACCAACAGAAGCAGATGGCTTTCACAAAGCATTGAACGATAATATTAATGATTGCAACCAGGAAGATAACGAAGAACAATATAATAGAATTTCTGAAATCGAGAAAAAATTGAAAAATCCCAATCTATCAGAAAAAGAAAAGAAATCTCTTGAGAATACTCTTAAAAATATGAAGAACAATATGCAAGAAGAAGAAGCTGAAGAAGATATTATCAAAGAATCTAAAAAAATTGCAAGAAATAGACTAAATACTTTTATGACGAAAAAATCTACATTTGATAAATTGTTTGAATCCGTGATGGGTAATAACTTCGAAGATGAATCCGAACAGGTCAATGCTTTGGGTCTTGGTGATGCACCTACCGATGATGAAATGGGTGATGAAGACATGGATATGGGTGATGAAGTTACGTTTACTCTTGATCGTGCCACTGCTCAAAAACTTCACGATGTGCTTATGGGCGTTCTTGGAGGTGAAGAAGACCTTGGTGACGAAGGTGATGATCTAGACTTCGATATGGAAGGCGAAGAAATGGATGAAGAGGGTGACATGTATGACAATGAAGAAGAAGAATACGACGAAGATGAAGAAACCTTCCCTACCGATAAAGTTGGTAACGATGGAACAATTGGTGCTAAAAACTCCAAAGATGGTTCTCACAAATTCCAATCCAAGAACAACAAAGTTGGTGGTCGTCCACAACCTAAAAATCAAGGAACCAGAGTAACTGGAACCACTGATAAAGTTGGTAATGATGGTGATTATGGTCATGCTCTTTATAATGCAAAACAGCCAAACTATGGCAAACAAAACAAAGTGTCGGATTTGAGAGCATCGGATGACTACTTCCGCTGATAATTTCTGTCAGAAATAATAAACCTAAGAAGGGAGAATCGTGGTGATTCTCCCTTTTTTCTTAAATAGTAATATGGAATCCTTTCTGGAATTTTTTGAAAAACACAACGGTGTCATACTAGAATACCGACACAAAGATGCTTTCGGAAATATCAAACAGTCTTTTCATGCTGGTAATGGAAAAGGCGATAATATCACTCGTGACCCCCATACTAGAAAAAATATCTCAACCAAAGGACCATATCAAAAGATTAGAAAGCATGGTCAGATTTTGATTGGTGATGAATTGATGAGAGAATTGGGATCTTTAGGTGGTATGGAATTTGAAGATGGAAAGGAAATCAAAAGAAAGAATTCCAATCAAATGATAAAAATGTTCACCAATCTTCGTGGTCAACAATGTGGAAAAATCATAGAAATTAAAAAATAATGGCTGCATGTCCCACAATACCACTTTCCTGCCTTACACCTGAAAACATTTTTGCTGGTGTTTATCGCCCCAATTGTGGGGGATTTGCTGATCCATCCAATTTCCAAGCAGAAAGAGCCATATTCAATTCCCAATTTGGAGAACTTATCAACAATTACGGTGTGACGATTGGTTACATGGTCAATACTTTTGAACCAGATCAAATGAACTCTATTTACGGTGAACACACCACGATGTATTGGTTGAGTGCAATGGAAATCAAAGCATATATTCAGATGGAGAACGGTTCTCCGATTTATGCTTTAGCTGGTATGGATTCCCCTGACACTTTGACACTATATCTACACATTGATGATTTTGAGACAAAATTTGCATCCTTGAGTTATTTTCAGAATCATCCATTGGAACCCAAATCACAGGATAAGATCATCGTTTATCCATTTGGTTGTGATAGACCAAATGGTAGAAGTGCTAAAATATTTGAAGTGACAGAGGCGATGGATGAGGATCAATCAGAACTCAATCCTGCAATGGGTCATTATGTGTGGAGACTAAAAGCTGTTCGTTCAGAACATAACTTCGTTACCAATGAACCTAGAGAAGCATTCAATCAACAAATTGCTGATAATTCTTACTTTGGTAAAATATCTTCAGTATTGTTCCCTGCATTGTCTAGTGCTTTGAGTGCCAATAAGATTTATACGGAAAATTCAGACGATATCGTGAGAAATGAGATATTCCCACCATCTACAGGAGGTAGTGATGGGAGTGTTTATGGCAATTATTTTTAATTATGGCAGTTAAAAAAAATAAATCTTACATGGGTAATATCAATTTACCCAGCGCAAATTCGGCGTTTGAATATACACCGGAGATGGTGGTTGAAATTGAAAAATGTAGGAATGATATCATTCATTTCGCATCAAATTATTTCTATATCATCGATCCAGATAGTGAAGTTGGTAAAGTCTGTATCAATCTTTACGATTTCCAAGAACGAATATTGAATGGTATATTTAACCACAGATTTTCATGTCTTCTTAGCCCCCGTCAAGCGTCCAAGTCAACGCTTATGACGATTGCTGCTCTACATGAGGCTTGTTTCAAACCATACAAGAGTATTATTATTGTAGCTAATAAAGAAGCTACAGC